GCAGGCCCGGGCCGACGTGCTCGAATACGTGCAGCGCGGCGACGTCCGGCACAGCAGTTTCGCATTCCGCGTGTTCCCCGGGGGCGATGAGTGGGGAGTGTCGGAATTCAATTATCCGATGCGTACGTTGCTGTCGGTGCAGCTGGTGGACGTGGCGCCCGTGCTGGACCCGGCATACCCGGATGCGACGGCGGGGGCGCGTGCGCTGGACGGGGCGATGGTGTCGCTGGCCGCCTGGGTGCAGGCCGACGTGGAAGAGGTCCGTGCGAGAGTCACCGAGGGCCGCGCCATGGAATTCTTCAGGAAGGTGTCCGCAGACGGCGGCAAGGCCAAGTCCGAGCAGCGCAAGCCCCCGCGGACCGCGATGACCGGCGCCCAGGCCCTGCTCACCTTGCAGGCCCACATGGAAGACCCCTGGGCTGACGAGGGGTAGATGCAGTACCGCAGTAAGTACGCAAGCGCGCTGCGAGCCGTAGCTGGAAACGGACGGAGCCAGTGCCGGTGCAGAAGGCAACGATGCGAAAGGAAAAACGGAAATGCCTTCTGAAGTGGCAAAGAGGCTCCGCGACCGCAGGCTTAACGTGTGGCAGGAGGCCAAGGCGATCGCCGAGGCGGCAGCGACCGAGAATCGCGCCCTCACCGATGAGGAGCAGGGCAAGTGGGACGCGCTGCAGGAGGAGATGACCAAGCTCGACACCAGGATCCGCGCCGTGCTCGACACGGAGAAGCGGGCTAAGGACGCCGATGACGCGTTCGATGCCCTGTCCGGCAAGAAGCCCGCGGACGGCGCGGCCCGCGGTGCGGCCGGCGGCCAGATGGCCGAGGAGGTCCGCAAGTGGGCCCGCGGCGAGGAAGGCGCCGGGCGGGTGCTCGAAGTCCGCCGGAACCCCGAGCTCGGCCCGGTCAACTACCGTGTCCTCACTACAGCGGCAGGATCCGCAAGTAGTATCGTACCCACGGATTTCTACGACCAGCTTATCGCACACTTGATCGAAGTCTCAGGTGTGATGCAGTGCGGCCCCACCGTCCTCAACACCGGCGGCGGCGAGACGCTGCAGGTCCCGAAGACGACATCACATTCGACGGCGGTGTCGGCATGGCAGGCATCCCCGCTCCCGACTTCGGATCCCGGGTTCTCGATGCAGCCTTTGTCTGCGTACAAATACGGGGTCTTGCTACAGGTAGCACGTGAGCTCATCGATGACACCGCCGTTGACCTGCTCGGGTACCTGTCCATGCAGGCGGGCAGAGCTCTCGGCAACGCGTTCGGCAACGACCTCATCAACGGTACCGGTACTGGCCAGCCGGCTGGTATAGTCAACGTCGCCACTACAGGCGTAACAGGCGCAGTAACCGGAGTTAGCGGTGCTCCGTCCTACGCGAACCTCGTGGACCTGGAGTATTCTGTCATCGCGCCGTATCGCCAGAGTCGCAGCTGTTACTGGCTGGCGGCCGATAAGACGATCGGCGGCTTCCGCAAGATCACCGATACGACCGGCCGGCCGATCTGGGAGCCGTCCGCGGTCCTCGGCAGCCCCGATCTCCTGCTCGGCAAGCCGCTTGTCGCCGACCCGTTCATGCCCGCCCAGGCCACGTCGGCGAAGTCGATCGCCTTCGGGGACTTCTCGCAATACTTCGTCCGCTTGGTGGGCGGGGTCCGATTCGAGCGATCGGACGATTTCGCCTTTGGTTCGGATCTTGTGACTTTTCGTGCGATTCTGCGCGGAGATGGCACATTGGTCGATAGGACTGGTGCTATCAAACTCTATGTCGGGGCTTCTAGCTGACGTTTTTCGAGTCAGCGTTCGACAAGAGGAATTCAACAGAAACAAACAGGAGGGCGATGCCGCCGGAGGCGTTCCTGATGACGGGCAGTGCCGTGCCGTTCCGCCCGGCGGCGGCCTGCCCGGTCACCGGCGGCCCGCATACCGGCGATGGCGGCGACGGGTCCTGGATGGTCGCCGACGCGGCCACGGCGGACGGGACGGCGGCGGTGCGGATCGCGCTGTGGCGGTGCGCCGCCTGCGGGGTCCTGCTGATCGGTGTCGGCCGCCCGGATGCCGACCCGGACGCGGGCCCGGGCAGCGGCATCCACGCGCAGGAGTTCACCTGGCTGGAAGACGCCCGGGCGCCGGTGCTCCTGGGCGGCGGGAATGGCAGTGGCCCCGCCTGGCTGGCGAGTGGCCGCCGGCCGGGCGGGGAACCAGGAGGAGGCTAGCATGCTGGTCCGGATGATCTTCAAGATTTCCGGCGGCCGGGCGGACGGCCGGGACTGGCCCGACCCGCGGGGCGAGAGCGGCGGCCTGATCGAGGTACCTGATCTTGAGGGTGCTGATCTGGTCCGCGGCGGCATGGCGCAGCCCGGGGACAACTTTGCCGCGGACCGGCTGCGGGAGATGGGCGTGCTGACTGCGGTGCCTGAGTCGGCAGCGGAGGAGCCTGCCGCGGAGCCGGAGCCCGCCCCGGAGCCCGCAGCCGAGCCGGATGTGGCGGCTGCGCCGGAGGCGGCGGCGGCGGATGCGGCAGCGGCGAGCGGGGAGGCGGAAGCCGGCCCGCCGTCCCCGCCCGCGCCGCACGACAATAAGGCGAAGTGGATCGACTACGCGGTCAGCCAGGGCGAGGACCCGGACACCGCCCCGGCCATGACTAAGGCGGATTTGATGAGCAAGTACGGCGGGCGGATGTAGGAGGACACGGTGAGCAGCGACAACCCGGCCGACCCGAGGCCGGATTCCCAGGTGGAGGCCGAGGAGGCTAACGCGGCCGAGGAGACCCGCGTGATCACCCAGCCGGAGGGCGGCTCGCGGGCGTCGGAGGCGGCGTCGGCGGCGGATTACGAGCGGCACGGCATCATCGGCGCGCCCGGGTCGGAGACGCACGAGGCCCGTGCCGCAGCCGGGGCCGGCATGGTCGTGCATACCGACGAGGGCACCGCGGCGGCGGGCCGGGGGGCAGCCACTTCCGAGACGGAGAGCTCGTCCGGCTGACCTGCCGCTGGCCGCCCTGCGCGATTATGCTGGTTGTAGCAGCACACCCCCGCCTGCGGTCCCGCGAACTGCGCGGGAAGCCGGGCTCCACACCGATAGGAGCCCAATCATGGCTGACGTTCACCCAGGGTACGGGGGCAGCACCAGGTCATCCGGCGGCCGTCGCGCCGGGACCGGCGGCGGGGGCGACCAGACTACCCAGCCCGGCCAGTACCCGTCCGGCCCGGACGCCATCTTCGGCGGCCCGGTACCCACCAGCACGGGCGCGCCCGGCACGGCCGGCGGCGGCGGCGCGAGTGCCGACGACACCGTGGAGGCCGGGCAGCTCACCGGCGACTTCGGCGGCCTGTCCACCAGCGAGATCACCGACACCGGGGCGCCCGGGTCGGCCGGCGGGAGGCCGTCGACCGGCAGCGGCGGCGATGCGGTCACGTTCACCCGGCCCGGCAGCTACCTGTCCGGCACCTACACCCAGGACACCGTGAACGACGACATCGACGGCGCCGGCGAGTGGACCGAGGCCAACGACTCCGGGTACGGGACCGGCGGCCCGCAGATGCCGGCGCTGCGGGGTAACCAGCCGACGTCGACCGGTGCCGGGCAGGGCCGGGTCATGCGCGGCGGCCGGATGCGCGGCGGCGGCTAGGAGGCGCCCCCGTGCAGGATCTCAGCGCCAGCGCCGCGGACAGCATGTGGGTCACCAGCCAGGGCGGCGGCAACGTGTCCACGGTCCGGCCGGGGGCGATGTCCGCGCCCGGGTCGATGCCGGTCAACCCCCGGCTCGGCGAAGACGAGAACCCCCCGCAGGTGACGTATACCGGCCCGGTCATCGAGCCCGGCCATACGGGTAAGCCGGCGCCCGGGACCAGCCCGCCGGCCGGGGGCCATGCCTGGACCAGGACCGCGACGGCCGGTCCCGGGCCGGCGCCGCACGACCAGTGAGCGGGAGGCCTGATGTCCGGTAACTCGCACAACGGCAACGCGGGCCGGGCGAACGCCGGCAACCCGGTCCCGGCCCAGCAGCCGGCCGGGCAGGAGATCGCCACCGTGAAGAACGGCAACCTGGCCAGCGCCGCCAACGCGAACCTGGCGTACTGACGTGGGCACGGTCCCGGCCGCGCCGGCCAGCCAGGCTAACGACGTGCACGCCGGCAACGCCGATCTGGCCTACGCCGGCAACGCCGCGTCCCGGTACGGCCACCTGGCGAATGAGGGCAATGCCAACCTCGCCCATGCCGGCGCCGCGGAACCCGGCACGCCTGCCCCGGCCGGCCCGTCCGCTGCCTTCACCTACAGCCCGGTGAACCCGTCGACCAATTCCGACGTGACGTTCGACGGATCGGCTTCCCGGCCCGGCGCCGTGCCGGTCACCGCCTGGAACTGGGCATTCAAGAACGGGCAGGTCACCCGGAGCGGGACGGTCGTATCGTGGCGGCTGCCCAGCGGTTCCGGCACGTATGACTGCGTGCTGACCGTCACCGACACGGCCGGCCTGAAAGACAGCGAAACCCAGTACATCACCATCTGAGCCCGGGAGGGAGCCTGGCATGGGCGGCGAGACGGTCCTGGTCCTCACCCCGTCCAGGGGCCGCCCGGGACGGCTGGCGGAGATGCTGGACGCCACCCTGGGTACCTCCGGCCCGGGCACCCACGTCGCGGTCGGCTACGACGAGGACGACCCGGAGCTGGCCGGGTACACGGACCTGGCCGCCGCGGCCCGGGAGCTGTATCCGGGGCGGACGTTCTGGCACCGCCGGCGCCGCATGTCCGTTACCGGGTGGACCAATTACCTGGCCGGGCACCCGCGCGCCGCCCGCTACCCGTACCTGGCCAGCCTGGGCGACGATCACCTGCCCCGCACTGAGGGCTGGGATGAGCAGCTGACCGCCGCGATCGAGGCGGCGGGCGGGACCGGGATCGCGTACGGCGACGACGGGCACCAGCACCAGAACCTGCCGACCGCCCCGGTGA